AGAAAACTAGCATGGCCAACAATGTTAGTTGGATATTTTACAATCGTAAATGTATTTGGTTGGTTTGTAGCAATGAGATTTATATAGAAGTGGATTATGACAATAGAACCTATTAAAGAAAAACTAGACGAAAAAATTAAAAAATTAAATTCTAGTAGAGTATATAAAAAGATTACACCAAAAGGTGACCTGTCTTGGTATATTAAATGGACAGGTAGTGTGTTTTTAATAGTTGCAATGATGATGACTTCAGTAAATATATTTCCTTTGAACTTATATGTTGCATTGGTTGGTATGACAGGCTGGTTGATAGTAGGTATATTGTGGCATGATAGAGCATTGATTGTTTTAAATGCAGTAAGTGTGTCAATCTATGGTTTAGGAATAATGAATAGTTGGTTTAATGGTTAAAAGAGTATTTTGTATAGGTAATGGTGGCAGTAGAGATGGTTTTAATTTAGAATCATTAAAACCACATGGTAAAGTTTATGGCTGTAATGCAATTTACAGAGATGGATTTAGACCTGATGTTTTAGTTGCAGTTGACCATGGTATTATGCACGAAATTTATAATGCAGGTGTAGCTGAAGAAATACCTTGTTACTTTAGAGATTGGACCAGAGTGCCAGAGGGTCATTATGAAATGATGAAGTGGGCAGGTCTTAATTTAGATGAAAGAGATAAAGTTAAGAAACACTTTGACGCATTTAATGAAAATGAAAAAGGTGACCGTAATGAGTTTGTAATGCACGGTATGAACATGGCAGGTAAAATTAGTATCATTAGAAGATACGAAGATAAACCTGAAGCATACAAAGTTATGAAAAAAGAAATAGACCATTCAGATTGCAATATTAGTTGGGTGCATGATGGTGATAAAGCAACATGTGTACAACAATGGACAAGAGATAAAACAGAATTTAAAAAAGATAGAGGTTGGGCTGCCGGTCCTACAAGTGCTTTTATAGCATTGGTAGAAGAACAACCGGATGAAATCTATATGATAGGCCATGATTTGAGAAGTAATACAAATACGGTAAATAACCTATTTGCTGGTACTAGACATTATGTGGCAAAAGAAAACTCACCAACTCCTGGTGTAAATTGGGAGCAACAATGGTGCAATCTAATTAAAGAATTTCCTAAAACCAAATTCTACAAGGTCAATCCAAACGCTGATAGGGGTCCAGATAATGTGTCCCAACCGATTGAATTGTGGAATAGATTTAAGGACAAACAGCTTTATTATATCGACTATCCTGAATTGCAGGCCAAATTAGGCTTGCCTTTAGGTGAAAATAGTGTATAATAGAAAACAATATGCAACAAAAAACTAATTACTTTTTGTTTATAGTGCAAGGAAGAGGGCTTCACCAGAGGTTCGAACTTGACAGTTTAGGGGTTGTTCCCAGGCTTGTATCCTCACAAGATATAGGTCACACTTACGACAGTAAGAAACTGGTTGGTGGCGTTTAGGAATGGAATCCGGTCGTTGCCTTGTGGGTAAATCCATAGTCCCACCTATTTCGCATATTACTTTGAAAATAGAGTTAACAACTCTTATAAATAATAGTGTCGATTAAAACAGACAATACGAAAACAACAATACGAAAATACAATTAGGAGAATAATATGGATTTCGAATCATTAAAGACCTCGTCAAGTAACTTTGACAAACTAACTAAAGCTCTGGAACAAAATCTTAAACCAGAGGACCAATCAAACAAAAACAAATACCAAGACGATAGACTCTGGAAAATTGAGATGGATAAAACTGGTAACGGCTATGCTGTTATTCGTTTCTTACCTGCCTCAAACGGTGAAGATATGCCGTGGCAGAGAGTATGGTCACATGCCTTCCAAGATAAAGGTGGTTGGTATATTGAAAACAGTTTGACTACACTTGGTCAAAAGGATCCTGTATCAGAGGAAAACACAAGATTGTGGAATACTGGTGTGGATTCTGATAAAGAGATTGCTAGAAAGCGTAAAAGAAAATTATCTTACTACGCTAATATTCTAGTGGTGAGCGACCCAAAACATCCTGAGAATGAGGGTAGAGTTGCGTTATTTAAATTCGGTAAGAAAATCTTTGATAAGATTACTGAAGCAATGCAACCAGCATTTGAAGATGAACAACCTATCAACCCATTTGATTTCTGGAAAGGTGCAAACTTTAAACTGAAATTGAGAAAAGTTGATGGTTATTGGAACTACGATAAATCCGAGTTTGAGGGTGTATCTCCTGTAAAAAGCAATGATGATGAAATCAAAGCTATTTGGGAGAAACAATACCCTCTAAAACCTTTCGTTGCTGCTGATAATTTTAAGACCTATGACGAACTCAAAGAGAAGCTGAATAGGGTAATTTCAGGAGCACGAAGCACAGATACAGTTGAAATGGCAGACCTCCCGCCTGCTCAATCGGCTGCGCCTGTGAAAAGTGCTGAAGTAGCTCAACCAAAAGCTAGTGAAATGGCGGAAGCCGTAGTCGGTGACGAAGACGATACACTTGACTATTTTAGTAAATTAGCTGAGGAAGAGTAAATCTCTCCGCTTTAGATACTTTGCCCACCGATAGCAATATCGGTGGGTTTTTTATTGGAAAGCTATATAAATAGTAGTATGGCTAAAACTATATTTGACCCATTAAAAGATTTGCAAGGCGGACAACAGCGTGCCACTACATGGTATCGTAATGCTGTGTCTTTGATTGCAGATAGAACTTCACAAACAAGGTTAATGAGAGAAGGCCGTATCAATGGCCAACCAAGTGCTGGTCGTATGAACTTCTTTGTTTATGACCCGAAGTATAAAAAAACATTACCTTTTTACGATACATTTCCATTAGTTTTACCATTAGAACCTATCAAAGGTGGTTTTATGGGATTAAACTTTCATTATTTACCATACCCATTGAGATTTAGATTACTTGAGCGTATGCAAAAGTTTGCTAATAATAATCAATTTGATAGTAGCACAAAACTTGAAGCGTCATATGGTGATGTTGCAAGTATAAACCTAATCAGACCAGCAATAAAAAAATATCTGTATAAACAATGTAAGACAGGATTTAGAAGAATTGATGTAGATGAAATGGCAATTGCAGTATATTTACCAGTAGCTAACTTTAAGAAAAGAAGTATTGGCTCTGTGTTTGCTGATAGTAGAAGTAAGATATAATGGACAGAGATAGAACAAAACAATTAACTGAACACGCAAAAGAAGTGAACAGAAAAAAACAAGAATTAAATTTAACAAGAAATCTACGAAAAGAAGTAGAGGTCGGCGCCAATGGTACACAAAAATATGTTATCAAATCAGGTGTTAATAAAGGCAAGGTACTATAATGGCAAAACAAAAACTAGGTGACCCTACAGATTACAGTTACAGAGTAAAGAAAGTAACAAAAATAGTAGATGGTGATACAATTGATGTATTATTAGATATGGGATTTGACATTCTATATCAACAAAGAGTAAGACTATTTGGTATTGACACTCCAGAAAGTAGAACAAGAGATAAAGAAGAAAAGAAGTATGGTTTATTGTCTAAATACTTCCTGAAAGACGCATTATCAAATGGTAAAAAGATTACTATTAAAACTTACAAAGGTGACGAAACAGGTAAGTTTGGCAGAATACTTGGTGATGTGTGGATTGACGGTAAGTCAGTAAATCAAACAATGTGTGATAAAGGTTATGCAGTACCATATTATGGACAGAATAAAGAGTTAGTTGAAGAAGCACATTTAAAAAACAGAAAAAGATTAGCTAACAAGGTAAAATAAATGGCAATTTTAAGAGGCGGCAGACGAATAGGTGGATTTGACATTCGACTAGGTATTCCTAGAGATAAGTCATTGAATGATGTACAAGGCGATAAGAGATTAGGCCGTACAATGGGACCTAATTCTGAATCCTTTATTGGTCGTGTCATGGCTACGATTGCTGAGGGCGAAGGCTTTGCAAGACCAACTAGGTTTATGTGTGACTTTGTATTACCAGCAGGTGCAAGATTCAGCGCTTTTGGCCAAAATGATGAAACAGGCCGTTCAACACTTATAGGTGAACTTACAAAAGAAACCAAAATACAAAGAGGGTTGAGAGCTTATATTGAATCTGTAGATATGCCAGGTAGAAACCTTGATACTGTAGACCATAAAATGTATGGACCAAAACAATCAATTGTGAATGGCCATAGTTTTAGTGGTGAGATTTCAATGACAGTATATTGTGATAAATATTTAAGACAAAGAAGTTTCTTTGAGATGTGGCAAAAAGCTGCATTTGACCAAGGCACAAACAATGTACACTTTTATGATGAGTACACAGGTGGTTTGAGAATTTATCAATTAGGTGCATTTGCTGGAAACGCAGATAGAGATAGAATTGCTTATGGTGTAGAATTGTTTGAGGTATTTCCAAAAACAATTAGTGCAGTATCATATGACCAAGGTGCTACAGATACAATACAAAAGATTTCAGTTACACTAGCGTTTAAAAGTTGGGTTAATATTACAATGGATAAACAAGGCAGTTATACAACAGGTGGTGGTTATAAAGCACCATCAGTAATACGAGCTGAAGACAACAGTTTTTTTGGTAGTATATTAAACAAATTACCTCCTGAATTAAAAAGAGCAGGTAGAGATGTTGTAAATACTATCAGACAAAGAGTCCCAATTGGGGCGGTGACAGGCGGAAAAGTTTTTCCACCGTTATTTTAATATACAAAGGAGTAAATTATGGCGTTACCATTAGCCAATGTGGCAAAGTATGAATTGACTTTACCATCACAACAAAAGACCATTAATTATAGGCCTTTTCTTGTAAAAGAGGAAAAGGTATTATTAATGGCAATGGAATCCGGTGAATCTAAAGAGATGTTATCGGCCATTAAAGAGATAGTTAAATCATGTACATTTGGTGAAATGTTAGCTGAAAACTATCCTATGTTTGATATTGAATATGTATTTTTACAAATTCGTGCCAAGTCTGTAGGTGAAGTTGCTAAGATTAAAGTTTTATGTCCAGATGACGGTGAAACTTATGCAGATATTGAAGTTGATTTATCTAAAATTGAGGTCTTTGTAGATGACGACCATACACCAAATATTGTCATTGATGAAGATAGAAAATTAGGTGTTACTATGAAATATCCTACATTAAAGGATATTGATGGTGAAACACTAACAGGTGAAGTTAATATTGAAAAAACTTATAAGATGATTGAAAACTCTATTGAAAGTATATACGAGGGCGAAGAAGTACATTTAGCCAAAGATATAGAAAGAAAAGAGTTGACAGAATTTTTAGAGAACTTAACGGCTGAACAGATGAAAAAGTTAACTACTTTTTATAATAGTATGCCAAGGTTAGAACATAAAGTACAAGTGACTAATCCAAAGACAAAAGTTGAGTCTGAGGTTACTATAAAGGGACTAGCAAGTTTTTTCGTATAGCCCTCTCACATGATTCGTTAACGAATTATTTTGAAACGAACTTTGCTTTAATGCAACATCATAAATATTCGTTAGGTGAATTAGAAGATATGATACCTTGGGAGAGGGAGGTTTATGTTTCGTTATTAATTAATTATCTAAAAGAAGAAAAAGAACGCAGAGAACAACAAGCAAGACGAGGGTAAAATGGCAGATACAGAAACAAAAAAAGTAAATTTAGAACTAGAGATTGATACATCAACTGTAGATTCTAGTAAAAACAAGTATCAAGGTTTAATTGATATGGCAAGAGCTGTGGATGCTTGGAGAATATTTCCAAGATTGTTTTTAACAGTTTACATCATACTATTATACAAATGTGTAATATGGTATATGAACTTGGCTGCTCCGACTATGGAACAGAGTGGGTTAATCAGTATCGTTGTTGGTGCTGGCGCTGCCTGGTTTGGTCTATACACAGGAACAAGTAAGAGTAAAAAATAATGGATTGGGTAACAGCAGACTTATTAGAAGTAATCAACAATACAAGTTGGTTTGATGGCATAGGTACCATAGTTGTATTACTAGGCGCATATGCAATTTACAAATACATTAATAAGAAGTTTAAATAGATGTCAGAAATATCACTAAAGAACGAATCAGTAATAGAAATTGGTAAAGCAGTTGGTACTCAACTAGCAATTTCTGGTGGTTCAAGCAAATCATTATCTGGTGGCAATGTTGCAGTTGCTAATCCTATGAATCCATTTGAGAGTATGATGATTGTACTTGAAGATATACGAGATGGTATTCACGCATTGGTTGACAAATTTAGTGATAGTGTATCTATTCAACAAGACCAAATCGCTGACCAAAAAGCGGCTGCTGATTTAGCACAAGCAGGTGGCGGTGAGGACATTATGAGTGGTGATGATGGCGGTGAGATGAAAATGGGTTTCCTAGAAAAAGGAAAAGAGAAAGCAAAAGCGGCCTTTGGTGGTTTTAAAGATTTATTAATTAAGGGTGGTTTGATTGCAGGTCTATTAGGCCTTGCAACAGT